TCATATACTAAATTAATATCTGCTATACCATCTTGTACAGAGCCATCATAGTATACGCTTCTTACTTCGCGGAAAGCGCGTCCGGCAGACATCTGAACATCAAACAAATACATTCTATATGTACAGGAAGCAGTACCAGGGACACCTGTATCAAGGATAAGCGAGCGAATACGTGCTGTACCAATTAGGTTACCCGTTGGAGTAATAGCGCCCGTAGTCGATATTGTTCGGCTCGTAAGAAAGGTCTTTGCAGTGTCATAAAAACTAACTACCGGTCCGGTTTTGAAATCAAATAGCCCAGCCAATTCTTTCACTAAAACATAGTTACCATAACTAGCAGTAATTTTTTGGGATTCAATCGATGTGACTGTATTTGATCTTCCGACATCGAGATAGTTATTATACGATGTTGAAGTCCTATACCCACCAATATAAGCAAGTCCCGGATCAATAACAGCTTGAACAAAACCAACGTTTGCGGTTGATTTTTCTTTTGTTGCGACCTCAAAAGGATCTACAACAAAATTACCCTGTGCTTCTCTTGTTCGTCTTGCAAACTCGTCACCAAGATTAGAGTATACTGTTACTCTATTTTCTTTGAATGGAAAACCTTCTTTCCATTCTGCCAATGTAAAGAAGTCAATATTTGCTGCCGCCGCACTTGATGTAAGCAGAGTCAATGTTGGTGTAAGTTTTAAACGATCAGCACCTGGCGCTGTATAATTGGTTGTATTAGAAGCATTGTCAAATAAGGTTTCATCAGCATTACTATCCACATACGTTTCTACAGTAGTAAATCCTACAGCTGCATTTGTTGGTGAAGAAGAATACTTGTCTACAATAATAATTTGTGGATCTACTTTAAGGAAAAATCCCTTTTGATATATAGTACCTTCCGAAACACCAAATGCATATCCTGTACCAACAGGAGTCGTTCCTGTGTTAGCAACTGTAATTTTTGTTTTAAAGTTTTGAGGTAGTAAATCTAAATTTTGAACAGTAGCTGTTGAATTTGATGTCTTTACGGTTACCCAAGGTAGGAATGTATAACCTGATCCATCATTACCGATAGTAACAGTCTGCAAAATACCCTGTGAATCAGTTGATAGTAAAGCTGTTGCTCCTGAACCAATAACAGAGCTAATATTAGCTGTAGCACCACCATCACTAACAATACTGTACGCTGATGTCATTGCCCATGATGTTGAATTAACAGAATTATTTGTTAGATCAACGTTACGTGGTGATATTTGTAGGATTGTTGTATCAGCAACAGCAGTTGTATTAATAGCTCTAATTAGAGCTTTAGCTCCTGTTGTTGATTGGGTAATTACCTGTCCATTTGTAAATGCGCCACTAATGTTTGAAAGAGATATTGCACTTGTAAAAACAACAGTGTCACTATTAGAAAAACCAAGCCCACCATTATTGACTGTTATTTTAAATAGCGGATAATCTGGAGCAAAAACCGTAAGCTGTTGATCTGGACCAAATGTTGTGTATACTGCACTGCTATTAGATGTATCAGGATTAGAACTATTATTATATTGAAGATATAACGTGTTCAAATCCGGCGCACTCGATTCGAGACCGTCTTTATAATTAATAACACGAGCCGTTAAGTTCAAATTACTTTTTACAAAGTAATCGACATAGCTAACAGGTAACGAAGGTTGACCATCGCTCTGTGTATCTGTTATTTTTACAAACGGATATGAAGGCAGATAGTTGAAATTTACCCCACTAACAATCGTACCAGACTTGAATACATGATTACCAAACTTTTCAATCTGATTTTGAATGATACTTTGTACCTGATTCAACTCCCGTGTCTGTACAGCAACACCTGGCTTGAAAAGAATCCTGTAATATTCATTTTCAGGAGTGTAATCGTCAAAATAAGGATTTGCGTTAAGTGAATTTTCTAGTGGCATGTGAGTCTCTTAAAACTGCAATATAATTTTTATTGTTTCTGATTGTGAATTAGAACGAGAAATTGGGCTTTCGTTTTCAAAATAAATAACCTCGCCCGAATTTTGTACAAGATCGGGTGGATATGCAAACAACAAATTTGCTGATGCGCCTGATGATTGACCTACCAATGTGTTACCAGTATTTAGCACGCCTCTCAAATGCGTGACAAACAAACTCGATGATGTATTACTATGGAATACAGCATTTGCTAATTGAACGTCTGTTTGGTATACAGCTTCATCAAGAGTAAACTGCCCTGCAATGGGTGTGAAGGTGTAACGATAGCGCTGATCAAATGTGTTAAAACCTTTTGCATTTCCGTTAATTTGATAGGAAACGACACTTGATGTTGTATTAGATGTCTGACCTGTCAGGTAATTAACTGTTGTATTTCCTGTTAAGATTATGCCACTTACAGAGGTCAATGTCAACGTATTAATTGTATCCCACTCTGTTACAACTCCCTGCGCACCTGTATTTGCTTGGATAACAGTTTCACCTACTGAGAACGGACCTGATGCGGCACCTACAGTTATTTCAACATTGGCATATAATGGATCTTTTATAACACCAACAGCTCTATAGTCATTGGAGGTTGGTATCGTTCCTGTTTCCGTATTTGCAAACGTCACACTCATACACAGCGCTGTTGCACCTAACTCGTACTCGGGATTAGAACCGTGGCCTCCTTTTGGACCCAACACCGCACTGACAATTGCTGTGTTTGATACACCACTTGTATTACCAGTTATCGTTGCATTAACCCACGTATAATTGTATCCACGATCGATAATCTCTATACGTTGAATAGTATTTGATTGAGCTGTGTTTACAATAGCACGTGCCACAGCACCATCACCATCCCCTGTTATATAAACACCAGGTCCAATTTGATATGTTGTGGTCGCGTCTGGTGCTGTATTGAAGGCTGAGTCAATTACGATTGTTTTTGAGCCACCTAAAGATACATAATCGACAATACGTCTACCTTGGCCTTGGCCTGTACCGTTTGTTAAGTATATAAAACTACCTGTATAGAAGTTGTTTGAAGCAACAGCGTTGTTTGCAATATAGTACCGTGTTGTATCACCACCGACACGTAAGTCTGTTGAAATAAACGTGTTGCTTAGAAACGTGTTGTAATTAGATCCTCTATAGTCGACAGTAATAACGTCTATTGCACCAGCCACAGAGTTTGCAACAACAAGATTGTTTGCAACAACGGGCATGAATTCGTTGGTAGCAAAGTTGTTGAAGGTAGTCGATGTAACTGAATACATGTACTTCCATTGATACCCATCAGACGTAGCATAATATTCATCATCCGCAGATGTTTGAGTTATATCAGGTTCATTTACAGATGCTGCATTGGCGTTATTATCCAAACATTTGAATACATGATATGCGGCGCCACCATTAACAGCAACGTAGTATGGTTTTGATGATAGATCTTGATTACTTCTATATGCACTGTAACTTGTATTGACTGTCCAGTTATATCGAGGTACCATTGCAAGAACATTACTTGGAGTTACTCTTTTTCCAAAAACCATTTCATTGTATGGATTTGTAAGTGTATCTTCTACAGAATTTGTTAACGATGGAATAGACGAATCACCACCTGGATAAGGTGTGTGTTTTGCGGCAAAAACATAATAGACGCTATTAGCTGTTTCACTAATAGATTCTCTAAACTGATTTACGTTATGTAGCCTGAAATAATTTGTTATTAATTGTGTCGACATAGTTGTATTTAGGAGATAACAATACTATTTATGACGGTCATTGTCATGTTAGCAGATGAGAGTGAGTTTACCTTGCCAAACGCTTTTGTTCCCGCTACGTGTGTAACTTTCTTTAATACTTCAAAGTACTTGTCAAAAGGTATCTTTGTTTGGATTTCATAACTGTATTCTTGATAGTAGTTATTGTCTTGAAGCTTTTTATCTTCATCCAAGAAGCCACGAGTTGATGAGAAGAAACCTGCACCAATACCTTGTTTACCTAACTTTACAATAGCAGTAATTTCGTATTGTGAGTTTGTCTTTGTTAACGTCACGGTTTCCTGATCGACATAACCGAATCCTGAATTATAAACATCTAAGTTCTTAACAACGTTATTTGCAGTTTGAACATTAGCTTCAATACTTGCATTTAGTCCAACAGGAAGTGTTGTAAGATCTTGATCTATTGTTGATACAGTAGCTGTTACACCAGAAGAACGACCAATAATTGTTGATCCAACAATAAATGTGTTTTCGAGATTAATTCTCTTCAAACTTAACGTACTTGAATTGGATCCTGGCTTTACCAATGCTCTTGCTGTTGTAGCAAATGTCGTTAAACTAGCCGCCGATGCATTTGAAGTAGAGCCTGAAGAAAGACCTTTTATCAGTGTTGTTGATGATGTGGTTGTAACAAATGTACCTGTAACATTACGCAACTTTACTGAACCGGCTCCTGCACCGTTTATCTCTGCTTGAAGAACAAAACCTGAAGCTGCTACGTTTGCCGTTGAGTTAGACTGATAAACAAATTCTGTTTCAACAAATGTTGTTGCTGGTGTTCCGTTAGCATATGTTCCTACAAACGTGTTTACAGTTAGTAATGTAGCAGGTGAATCATATGTTTGCTGTATTTGCTCTGCTGGTAAGAACGCGCCAGAAGTATTGCTTATTCTCATTAAGTAGTCGTGCTTATCATAACCAGCGACATACGTATCATGTACAATAACAAAAGGATCAACGTTATAATCAGATCCTGGATTCAAACCAGATATTGCAGCAATTGATCCAATTACTGTTGCATCAAAACGCAACGCATCAAGAAGAATTGTATCCATGTTTGTACCAGGGAACTTAACAAATCCTAATCCTTTGTGTTGTATCTCACCAGTAGAAAGAATTCTCAGTGGACCGACAAGGTGATGGCCAGTTTCATTTGATCCAACTGTCAACGCAATTCGTGTTCCTGATTGAGTTGTCTTCAACGAAACGTGAGTTGCGTTTGATTGGTCAATATAATATACAGTGTTTGTTGTCAATCCGCTAACAACAGTGTTACCCGTATTCACAAAATAACGAATAGCAGTATTTGGCGAGTAGTTGATAGCGTTACTGAAAGCTATTGTATTATTGGAACCCGTTGTACCGGCTCGAGCAAGGAAATGTCCTATTGCTATGTTTGAAGATGAATTGGCAGTTAAATCTATTGGAGATCCACCAGACGTTGTGGAAAGTTGTAGCGCTAGGCCACCAGCTATTGCATTAATCACATAATAGGTTGTGTTATTTGCTAGACCGGTTATTGCTGTATTTGATGGGTGCGTTGTATACACAACTTGTTCATTATTACTAAATACATGAGCTGTCGAAGTTGTAATAATATCTGTTGTATTTGCAACACCAGAATTAGCATTGAATACAACTGTTGTTGGTAGCTTAACACCGTTACCACCTGTTCCAGCTGTTACGTTTGTTGAAGCATTAAACGTATCATCGGTACCATATCCAGCAGTATTTGTGTTAGCATTAAAGCCATTTAAAAGAACACTATGAAATACAACGTTACCTGTATTATTGCTACTTAAAAAGTCTGGTGTTAAGAATACGTTTTCTGTATCTGTCAATAAACTAATATTAAGATTAGCACCTGTACCAGTACTTACGTTAGCAACAAGAGCTGTCGTGTTTGAAATATAACCAACAATATTTGCATATGGAGTAGCAATAAAACCATTACTTGACAGATCGGTGACACCCAGGAAACCAGTGTTACCTGCCGCAGTATTACCTACCGTTGTATTTGAGCCAACAACGTTTCCTGATGCTGTGCGATCGAGGTATGAAGTTATAACACCTGTTCCCAGCGTTTCGATTAAGAAGTGACCAGTTTCATTACTACCCTTTGTCAGGCTAATAGGTGAGCCACTAGCAGTGTTTGATAACTGGAGAGTCGATGTTCCTGGTACCGCATTAACAACATAATATGCGGTACCAACAGATAGTTCTGCAATTTGTGTATTACCTACAGCAACATGATATCTGACTATATTACCATTACTAAAGTTGTGAGCTGCTACGGTGTTGATTAACGAGACACCGGTAAATGTACCAGTGAAAAATCCTGTGTAACTACCAACATACGTTCCAGCATATGCACCACTAAAGTTTTGGGTGTATGGTCCTGAAAAAGTTTGGTTATAAACGCTTGTCCATGCGGATGAATAGGCGGCTGTGTATTCCCCTGAAAATACATTAGTGTAAGACCCTGTCCATAATCTTGCAAATGCACCACTAAACGATCCCGTATATCCGCCAGCATACTCACCTGTAAACGACGTATTATAACTTCCAGCATATACTGCTGTCCAAGATTGTGTCCACGTGCCAGTCCATGTTCCACTATAAACACCAGCACCACCCCAAGGATAAGGAAGGCCAGTAAATGAACCAGCACCATATGTTCCTGTATATCCAGATTGATTGAAGGTCCCTGTATAACCCGGTCCCGCATACACTGCACCTGAATAAGGATTATTCACATAATATGATACAAAGGCTCGTGAAAAGGACGATCCAACTGCAGAGTTATACAGATTAGTATAGCTACCTGTATATTCTTTTGTATATGCGCCTTGATATGTTCCAGTAAAGACACGACTGAATGCACCTGTGTACTCACCGGAAAACGAATGAGTCACATTGCCCGCATATGCGCCCGACCACCCACGGAGATACTCTGATGTGTATGCTCCACTAAAAGACCCTACATAGCCACCTGTAAAAGAACCTGAATATTGACCTGTATAAGATCCAACATATGATCCAGTAAAGCTTCTTGTGAAAGAATATAGTACATCACCAACAAGAGAAGCATTAAAGTTTGCTGTGTCAGCATTACTTGCACGAACAGCGAATGTGGTATCTATCGTTACTAGATTACCAGTGGCTGGCGCAATAATTATGAAACCTGTGTTGGCTGTCGTTTTTGATGTTGCAACAATTATACCGTTAGCATTTACTGTTCCATCGAGATTATAATTCTCTACAACGTTACCGACGTCAAAATTAACGTTATTACCTCTTGCTGATACATAACCAACATTGGCTAGTTGCTGAGTAACTCTTTCAAATCTTTGAAAATCTGTTACATCGGTATTAGAATTAACAATATTTGTTAGTGTCAATACCTTGGCTGATATGATTACATTAGCATGATCAAGACTATAGCCCCACCCACCGCTATTCAATGAGTCGATAAAAATAAATGATACACGTCCAGTTTCATTCGATATTTCTGTAACGCGAGCAACACCCTGCTTACCATTAGATGATACAACATCAAATAAATCACCAACGGCAAACTCAGCTCCACCAGCAACAACGGTTAGTGATGTCATAGAACCAATAACAGTAGGAGCACTTTCTAAAATTTGATTAGCTGTTGTTGTTATTTGCTCGCCTGTGATAAAATCACCACGGAGATTGCTTAAATAAGCAACCTCAAGATATTTTGTACCAATTCTTCTTCTGACTAAACTTTCAAGAAAAGCCTTTGCTCCGCTATTGGACCCAATAATTTCTTTACCAACAAACGTTTTAGTACGCTCTGATACTGACAACTCAAGATAGACGGGTCTGACCCATGTACCATCCGAAGTTTTGAAAAGATCATTACCAGGAAAATAAAGATCTGCTTCTTCGTTAAATAAACCCTGCATAACAAGTTTTACGCCGCGCTCAGTACCTTTTGATTTGTAAAAATCGCTTGCATGCTTTACTAGGAACTGTGTATTTGCTTCCGTCGTGAGAGGAAGCCCTTGTAGGTATTTGTTTTTAAAATATTGAACAAACTCTTCTGATGTTGTATCAATATTACGATAGTCGAGAAGGTTACGAGAAGCGTTCAGCGGTTGATCCTGTTGCTCCATCCATCTATAATATTCTTTTACAAAGTCAATAAAACGAGAACCTTCGTCCTGATAAAATTCAGGAAAATGAGTTTTGACAAGAGGAAATATTAGTTGCTCAATTTGTCTCATTGCTTAACACCAACGGCCGTAATAAAAACATCTATTGGATCAATTTGAAGAATTGCATTCTGTGTGCTTGTTATATTCTTTGAAAGTGTTCTAAACATAAGTTTAATGTAGTTACCTTCATATGCGCTTATGTTTAAATTGACAATTGTCACTTTACCTGTTGTATAGTTGATTGTACCAATATTTCGTATTACCTGGATTGTAGATGCTTGGCGAGCAGCAATGAACACATTTCCTAAAGTATCATCAACTAAAATACATGCAGTATCTTGATATGTAAATGTTGTGCTTGTAAGCGTATGTCCAAAATGTGGCTCATCTACTGTCAGTTTAACACCCGTCTCCGATTGTAATGCGTTGTGTGTTTCTACTATAAAGCTGTAATCAGTATTTGTTACTGGTATCACTCTCTTAATTAAAAATAACTCTGTGTCGTTACTTAAAATACTTTGATCAGCACCATCAATACTAGAACAAAGAGTACTATAGTACAATGATACGTTGAAATTCTGAAGATTAGTTGAGTTGAAACTACTGATTGCCGATTGGACAGCTGTTTCGATATCTGCTATATTCTTTGTGGTATTGTTAATATTATATGTGATTGTCGATGTAACTTGGACGTATATAAACGCTGGATTAATAAATTCTGCTTGTACTGTCAATGGCGCTTTCTCTTGGATGTAGTCGAGAAAAGCTTTCTTTCTCAATTCTGGCGCACCATCAGCATCGGCAACGTCAACGGAAATAAAAACTTTACCAAAGCGTGGGGGATCTGTCTCTTCCCCACCATACACACTGATAGCTTGTATATCAGAAAATTGATTTAACAATAGCGTTTCATAATCACTTGCTGTAACAGCTCTATTTTGAGCCTGGAACGATCTAGGAGCATTATACTTAATTGATTCTAACGTCTCACTTGTAGCACCCCCAACAGCAGAACTTACAGTTGTGACACTTATATTAGCATGTCCATCAATTGCACCGTCTGGTGAGAACAAACTTGCGCCGTTAGGTAACTCTCCAGAACAAGCTCTATAATTAACAACGACAGTAGATCCATCTTTTGGTTTTCTACCATAAACACCATCGCCAAATACTACTTCGTATTGACCATTCTGTGAAGGCTGAACAAAGTATACTTGAGAAGTATCTGATACACCGTAGAGCTGAGCAGCTTGATTATATGCAAGAACATTTTGACCACCATCCTCATATACACTGATAGCCATTGCCGAAGTGTCTACTGTAGGATTTGATAGAACAAAGCGTTGCGAAGTATTAGCAAGATTAACAACGAACGATTCGGTGCGTAGAGCACCCTCGTATAAGTCTAACGTCTTTGTATACACACCGTTATTTGCAGTCGTAACTACCAATGCCTCATTTGTTGAGAACGTAAAAGTGTTTGAACCAACGCGTGATGTGAAAGAGGTATATTTTGGAATGACAAGAGACGATACCGTAGTAGACGGGGTTAGGGCAACAGTTATTGTTGCACGTGAAGATGTAAAAGATCGTGGAACATAGTTTAATTCTTTTGCATGAGAGACAACGCTGTCCCTCAGCTGTGCTGTATCTAAGAACATTTCACTGGCAACCATGTTTGTATAAAACGCATTTAAATATGCATTGTACGCAAGGACATCGAGGAGCACATTGATATTAGAACCTTCATAGTCAAGGTCCTTAAACTGTGTGTTCGTTTTAAGAAATGTTTTTAAATTGTTTTTTAGACTAGTGAAATCTAAACCAACTAAATCTATATTAGTGTTGGCCATTTATCGGATCCTGTTGAGAATTAAATCAAGAACAATTGGTTCTTGCTTATTTATTATGCGAAAAACGACCGCTACAACAATGAGATTATCATCGGCTTCTGTTGAAACTCTAATGTCAATAATTTCAGCCCGAGGTTCGTAGTTTTCTATTGTTTTTCTTATGTATTCGCTAACTACTTGCTCTAAAGCAGGTGAAGCATTTTCAAAAAGTAATCCACGTAAATCACTACCAACTGTATTATTGAAAAATCTATCACCCCTATTGGTTAGTAACAGATT